TATATTATTATTACAGGAACAATGGGTTTAATGTCCCAATGACGGTAGCACAAATGGGGGCTAAGGATTTCTTTAATGTTATTTGTGGTTACTATAAATGGAAAAAAGAAGATTTTAATTTTATATACAGGGGTCTAAAAGTGAGAAATATTTTCAAGGGAAAAGAGCTTGTTTACAATACGGTTACTGAAGAGGAAATAAAGACTTGCGGTAACCATTATCATGGGGGGAGAAATGAAACGTTTTGGCATGGAAGGTTTGACGGATATTTTCAGGATGTAGACTGTACCAGTTTTTATCCTACTTTAGCGTCCACTATTCCAATGCTGGATTTGAATACTCCGCCTTACACTAATCTTGAAGGAAAGTTTTCAAGGCTTGTTGATTTCAAGGTTGTGGATATGGCTGTAAATCAGGTTGGTATGCTCAAGGTTGATTTTGATTTTTCAAAATGTAAGGAAGATGTAATACCTTGCATAACAGTTTCAGCAGGGAAACACGGTCTTATTTTTCCAACAAAAGGGGAAGGCTTATGGGTCACTTTGCATGAATTAAAATCAGCGTATGCTTTAGGTTGCGATATTTATTCTTATGGCGGTTTTATATTTAAGTCTTTGGATAATTACGAGAATCCTTTCAGGGTTTATTTTACTGACCGTCTAAATGAAAGGGCTAAGTTAAAGAAGGCTGGGGAAAAGGGTAAGGAACAACTTATTAAGTTGCTTATGAACTCTGTAACAGGAAAATCGGGACAAAGTTTATCAGAAAAAACTACTTTTGATTTCAGTTCCAACACTACTAAAAGAATTCCAATGTCCCTGATTACAAACGCTCCATATGTTATGACTATCACGTCAATGGGAAGGGCTGTAATTACAGAAATTATGAATCTATTTAAGGCAAGAGGTTTTGATGTCGTAAACGTTGTTACAGACGGTTTTATTTTATCGACTGGAACGGAAATTCCTGATGAGGAACTTAATTCCATGATTCTTGAAGATGTTAAGGCTCAGCCTTCTAAATATCCCAACTTGGAAATTTACTTGAAAGAGCTTCAGAAACGTGAAAATCATAATATTGTGGCAACAAAGCATAAGGGCGAGAAATGTTATCCAGTAAAAACAAGAGTATGTTTTCTATGGGATAATGATTTTAATGAAAATAATTGTCAGATTGCCATGACTGGATATAAGGAAAATAAAGCTGAAAGTGAAATGGCTATGGAACAAAAAATTCCATATTTCGTGAATAAAATAGGAACTCGTGAAGGTAGGATTGTAAATGAAAGTACGCTCCTGTTAAATGCCAGAAAATTAAAGAACGGTAAGTCAGAGAACTCTATAACAAAACCTAAAAAACTTGATTTTAATTATGATTTCAAGCGTGATATTGTAAGGGATTCCATAAGTATTAATGCCGGTATATTTTCTTTTAAGACTAAGCCATTTCTTGATAAAGATTCATTTGAAAAGGTTAAAAGCAAGTATGTGGAACATAAAGATATACAGGTTATTGATATGGATTCTTTCCATAAAATTGATATAGTGGCTGATTTAAAGGCTGTTTCTCCTTTTAAATTTTTAAATAAAGATACAACTTTAGATGTTATTTCTAAACTGCTTTATTCCATAGCAAAGGCTAACTTTTTATATTGTGATAACAGGATTGTAAATAAAAGGGAACTGCTGGAAAATTTACCTGATATAGTTAATGGACTTGAGTTATCGGAAAAAGTTTTGAAGGCTGGATATTTAAGAGGGTGTAAAGTTACTGAAGAGCAAAAAGAAAAACTTTTTGAGAATAAGAACCATTTGAAGATACAAAAGATTATAAATAATTATTACAATACAGATAAGTTTCAAATTAAAAAGGCTAGGTAAGATGTTTACCTAGCTTTTAATTTTTACTTACAGTTCTCGATGATGTTCTTGTACATTTCAAGCATTTCAAGGTCTTTACTTCTGCTTGCAATTCTTTGTGACAGGTTGTTTCTAGCCTGCTTGTCTGACGCTATGTGTCTGTTTGTTTCATCAATCCTTTTATTAAGTTCATCTAAGAATCTTTCCTTGCCTTCCCTTTTTCTGTCTTCAGGAAGTTTTTGAGAGACAGCCTCTGTAACGAATTTTTTAACGTCTTCCAGATTAAATTCTTTCTTTTCCTGCTTGTTCTCGTTAGGATTATTGTTCTGTAAGTTGTTGTTATGAAAATTATTTTCTTCGCCCATTTTTAGAGCCTCCTTAATTTTGATTTTAGCTGATTATATCACAGTAGGCTATGTTATGCAAGTGCTTTTGTGATTTTTCTTTTACGGAGTAAAAGCGACCGAGATTGTGGCGGGATTAACGGAGTTAATTCTATGCCAGAAGCTCTAGGGAGTTAAGCACATATTTGAATAAGCTATAATACTATGATTTTGTGTATAAGTTCATAGCAAGCTCATAGCGATTGATAAATGATTTAGCCTACCTAAAGTATGGCTAAGGTCATTATCTTTCGTCTACAGGCTTGCTATGACGTCATTTATTAATAGTCGAAATCATAATCTATGGATTTATTTCTGTTGCTGTTAAATAAGCTGTCCATTGTCTTGTCAAAATCGCTGTATGCTTTACTGGAGAGGTTGTCAGGGTCTTTGGCTATTTGTATAAGGGTATTCATAATTGAAGGGGTCAAATGCTCTGAAAGAAGGCTGTCAGTCTCGTCCTCAAATCCTTCCTTGTAACACTTCATGCCCAGGTTTATTTTCCAGTTCTTTACCTGCGTGTTTATAAAGTGTTCCGCTATGAACTGGTAGTCCTGCTTTGCCTCTGATACAGTTAGGCTTTTATCAAGTTCCTTCTTTTCTTCCTTGAGCTTGTTTACACTTTCCTGAAGTTTCTTTTGGCTCTCCTTGTACTCCTTCATACCAAGCTCTAAGCTCTCTAGCTCTTTCTGTTTAGCTACAGCCTGTGTATTGAGGTTGTCAACGTTAGCTTTGACTTGCTTATACTCATTGACAGCTTTGTTATAATTGCCTATAATCTTTTCATAGTCTCCCTTTTTTACAATTGCCTCATACTCCTTTATAGTATTGTTAAGCTCATTCCTTTTTGAAATAAGGGCTTCCATTTCCTCAAGATTTTTCTTCTTTGACTCACTGATGTCCTGCTCTATCTTTTCAAGACCAGCATTAAGTGTTTCTTTCTTTTTCTCAAGCTCCTGTATCTCCTTTTCCATATCCGTAGCTGTCTTTCTTTTCTTTAAGATGTCGCTGTCAAGGTTTTCTATTTCCTTCCTGCTCCTATTAATTTTCTTCGCAAGCTCTTTATAGTCATTTGTTTCAATAGTTTCTTTCAGTTCCTGTATTTCATTCTCAGCTGAAATCTTTTCATTTTTCAGGCTTTCTATTTCAGTATTAAGATTGGACTTGTTACTTAAAAGCTCCATTCTTTCACTCTCAAGGTCAGCCTTTTCCTTTTCAAGATTCTTTATTAATTCAGCCTTTGCCTTTTTTTCCTTTTCCAGCTCCTCGATAATCTTTTTCTGTGTCATTAGCCTTTCAGTCTTGTTTATAAGTGTTGTCCTGCTGTCCTCTAGCACTCTGTCCTTGAAATCCTTATATTCATCAGTTGTCATATATTTAGCCCTTAACTTGTCTCCCAGCTCCTTCTTGAAGTTCCTTTTAAGATTCTTTTCAAGGAAGGCTTTGTTGCTCTCGTCAAGCCTTACATTGCCATAGTCCTTCATTATTGAATCCATGTCATGCCTAAGCTCCTTCACGCTTTCCCTGTAGGTATTTATTAGACGTTCAAGGCTTTCCTTTACAGGCTGTACCTTTTCAATTTTCTTTCTGTTCTTCAGGTCAAAAAGGTCAATATGCTCAAAAGACTTGTCAAGGCTTTCAAGATTGCTGTTAATCTCTTCCTTAGCCTTTTCAATCTTTACAAAGTTTTCCTTATTGAAACTTGTCTTCAGCTCCTTGTACTCGTCTACGGTCAAGTCCCTGTTACGTCCTGCCGTCTTTTCATCAAAACTGAAATCCTTATCAATGTATTTCTTCATTTTGTCCTCAAAAAACTTCCTAGTCTGCTCCTGCTGGAACTCCAAGCTTTTCTTTGTAAAGACCCTACCCTTTGATATACCCTTTTTTGGTGGCTTGCTTGTGTCTGCTATAGGAATACCTACAACGTGCAGGTGTGGGCTTTCCTCGTCCTGATGTACTGTTGCTGAAATTACTTTAAAATCCTTCATCATTCCAGTTTCCATGAAATTAAGATATTCCTTGAATATATCATTCATCTTTTCCCTTTTGTCCCTGTTTTCAATCCAGTATTCCCTGTCGCAGGGCTGTACTATAATTTCAACGGCCAGGTTCTGAGGTATCTTAGAACCTTCCATTTTATTGATATAGTCATCTATACCGTAAATTTTTCGGTCAGCCCTTTTCTGTCTTGAATTGTAATCAAAAATATTTTCGGATATTTCCTTATCAAGAACGTAGTTAAACCTTTCAAGCATTGACTTTCCTTCAAGCTCTCCATTTTTTAGCTCTATGATTCCAGTATCGTCCTTTCCGTCCTTGTACTTTCTCCAGTTATGGCTCTCAATACGCTTAAAATCATTTCTAGTCAATATTGAGTGCTTTCCTGTGCTTATATGATAGCTCATAGTCTTTCCCATACTAATCTCCTTTCAAAAAAGCGGGGATTTACCCCGCCTAGTCTATTACTTGTTATTATTTTTCTTTTTATAGTCATCAATTTCCTTATCAATTCCCTCTAAAACATCATCAAGCTTAGCCTCATTATATTCAACAACTTTACCTGATATACCATGTGTAGTTGTGAAAATTCCCATATCAGGAAATCTTTTTATTGTATAGAATCCTTTATTAAATTCTAACGGCATTTCATTTCCGCCACCATTTTTCTGATATTTAATAACCAAATCTTTTATATTGTCTGTTGTTTCATAGCTTACCATATCATGTATAATTACACAGACATAACCCGTATTTGCATTGCCTTCCAAATCAATATACTTCGTTGTTGACAGCCTTCCTGTAATAAGGACTTCTCCACCCGGAACTAAACCGCTTTCAATATAAGCATCCAAAGATTCAAGCCTTTTGTTAGTTTTATCTCCTGCAAAGCCTATAGCCACAAAATTAAATTTATTTCCTGAATAATAACATTCAATTGTAGCTGTAACCTTCTTTGCGTCCTGATGTACAGCTACCACCTTTCCGTTAATCGTTACATTGTTTACATTTTTACTAGTATTTGTCATGACAAACACCATCCTTTCAATTGATTTTTTATATCGTTTACTTGTATTGTGAGAATACGTAAACTTCTTGATAGCAAGTATACAACAAAAATTTTTATTTGTCAATAGTTTCAATAAAAATTTTTCATTGACAATTCTGTCAAGCTTAACTCCCTAGAGCTTCTGGCATAGAATTAACTCCGTTAATCCCGCCACAATCTCGGTCGCTTTTACTCCGTAAAAGAATTTTTATAATAAAAAAGTCGTGTTACCACTAGAACACGACAGACTTCAAAACGATATAAAAAATTTCCTTGCAAGGATAAAATGTATCTGTTATAATAACAGCAAGGAAATAATTATATAATGTACCCTCACAAGTCCATTATAACATTATTTACCTTGAATGACAAGTAAAACTTTACAAATTTGTCAATATAATTCAAGAACGGAGTGATAACAGATGTTATTTTGGAACAATGACCCTATTTTAGAGTATAAACCTCTAACAATGACATGGGGCGGAAACAAATACAAGGCAATGATGATTCATACAATAAGTTTTATCCAAGACGATGAGAAAAAAATCAAACATATCGAAACATTTAACGCTCACAAACCCTTTAAAAATGGGGCTTTGGAGCAATTCCTCAAAGTTTTCGCTAAGAATCGGTTTAACGAAATGGACAAAACCCAGCAAAAATGGGCATTAGAGTCTTTAATCAAATTTTTAGACAACTTACGGTATTACCCAATACCGTATAAAAATGAGGACACCGCAAACCCTCTAAAAATGGGCGATACAGACTCTTGCAGAACTTCTACCCAAAAAGTATTTTGCTTTTTGAGTGAAAGTTCTGCGGAAGTGCCTGTAGAAAATTTTGATTTTGATTCAATTTTGAAAAATGTCAGTGATGTTAAAAAATTTTTTGAGAACTCAAAAGAAAATTTCTATAAAAATGAAATGCTCTGTGAGGCTGTAGGAGACTTTATAAGAGCTTTTACGATTGAAGACGGGTTTTATATAGGCTGTAAGTCAAAAAACGTCGTGAAGGACTTTTTTGGAGCTTCTAACTATGTTCCAGTCAATAAGGATTCTCCTTATTTTGAAAAAATCAGGAAGGACGTTTATTCCTATTTTTTAGGTTTCGATACGGAATATAAGGATTTTAACGGTCTTAATGCTGATAACTTGGATAAGGAGCAGGAAGTAGATTATTACACAAGGTTTCTCGATTCAACAAAATATAATTTGCTGGTTTCATTACAGCTTGCAAGACAGATTCACAAGAATATTTTCATAAATACGATAATTTTGCCTATAGACAACGCAAGGTTTAATTTCAATAACCTGCTCTATGATACTGAAAAATGGTTTTTAAGCCTTTTTGATAATAAGGGGCTGTTTGATGTTACAATCTGTGGTCATAAAAATATTGTGGATTTGTCAAAGCTGGCAGGTTTAAAGGATTCAAGATATAATTATACGATTTTTTCAATAAACAATTGTCTGGTTACAAAGTCCAGAGAGCAGGTAAAGATTAAGGATTTATCAGATAACTACAAGACGGTCGGCTGGTTTTCGTTGCGGGATTCCTTGATACTTCAGGCTCCGATGTCTTTAAATAAATTAGGCAGGGAAATAGGTTTTCATAAATTTGTTTTACCTGAAGGAGCGATTGCAAAAATGGATCTGTTTTTAAAAGATTATCCTGATTTGTTTTATTCATACGCCCTTCGGGATTCACAAATTTCAGTAAATTTTTTATATTATTATTACAGGAAATAGGATTTAATTGTTTATTTGTAGGATTGTAGGACGTTGTAGGAAATAGGATTTTTCGTGTTTTTCTCTGTTTTGGATTCGTCGTCCTACAAAAAATGTGTTTTTGTAGGATTGTAGGATGAAAAAAGAGAGTGAAATAATAAAACTTTTGAGTGATAAAATTTTGTTATCTCATTGATAATCTGTAACTTTGCGTTAATTAAGTCTAATTTTGTAGGAATGTAGGACGGTAGGACGGCTAAAAACTAAAAAAGGATATGGAGAAAAAAAAATGGTCTGCGAAACGAGTTGTCACAATTCAAATTGAACAGTACCTTGCAGAATATATAAGTGCAAAATATTGTAAAGACACAGTTACTGGTGGTGTCAAGATTCCAAGCACCACAGATCTATACTTCTGCGTATGGGAGAATATGACCAAGCAACGCAGCAATCAACCTGATGTTGTAAATGGCAACCTCCGTATTCACCTACCTCAACGTAAGGCTGGTGTTATCGCCAGCCCTTGGAAAGATCCTGCTTATTACAATTACCTATCTCCAGCAGCAGCTAAGGAAATAGAAGCTCAGATACGAAGGATGTTCAATTTCGAACTCCATCGTATTCTATTGGAGAATGAAGAGTTCGGTCGACAGAAGAGAAACCTCGATGTTATCTATGACTTCATTCGTAGCTATCAATTGAAGTCTATATCTTCAGATGCATTATTGAAGAATTACTACCGCTTCCGAAACCGACTTAGACCCAAGAAGGTTCGTAAGTATCAAAAAGTTGCATGTATTTAATATTTTTTAATACATACCAATCTATCGTTTTTGTCACTCAAATGTTTTATGATATGTTAGAATTTTTAAACACCGTACAAGTGAGACTTGTAAATCCAAATAGAGAAGGAAAGAAGAAAGTGTATGATTTCGTTGCCGATACCTTCACGTATATACCACAACTTACTGACAATGAAGCTGGTAATTATTGGAACTGCGATAAAACCATAGTTATAGACTTACCCGACGAAGGAACTCGCAGGACCTTCGCAATAGAGAGAAGTGCTATCGTTACAATCAAGACATCTGATAGGAAAACTCATAACATCGGAACGTCAGATATTCCTGCTCGAGTTCAGATATCTTCAAATTTGAACTCTGCAAACCTCGTAATCAAGTGTAAAATGCTCACAGACCCCCTTCTGTAGGTCTTTTGCCTACACCTTATTATATAGTAAATTCGCATCAAAAAGAATATTGATGAAAGAATTACAGTCTCTACTTGTCTCAGGGAAGCCTCTATTCATAACTATTGACGGATTTCGACAGGCTATGTTAACAGCCTTTCCGCTCAGTGGTAAAGCACCAGATAAACCTGAGATGAAGTCTGCGCTCAGCATGACGAAAGATGAAATGCTTGCTTACCTTAATACCCATAGTTGGTATCAGCTCGAGTCACATCTTGCTCTCTTGGATATTCAGAAGATAACGAATCAAGAAAACACCGCTCCTATTACACTTACTGATGAGTTCAGTGATGAGCAACTGCCTGATAACAGTATTGCTTATCATCGTGTATTCGGTACCGTGATGTCTGATTCGTATTATTACTTCTCAAGTAAGCAGTTGCAATCAGACCTGCTTGCAGCTGAAGCTAATCCACAAATCTCTTGTCACTTCCTTCACATCAATTCACCAGGTGGTGAAGCGTGGTACCTCGACCGCTTGAGCGAAACACTACGCAGTTGCGAGAAACCTATCCTTACATTCTATGAACAGATGTGTTGCTCAGCTGGATATTACATCGGATGCCACGGTCAGCGTATATACGCACTGACCCAGAATGACTATGTAGGTTGTATCGGAACGATGTGCAGCTTCTACGATTTTGAAGAATACTTTGCGAAGCTCGGTATTAAGAAGGTGGAAGCAAAAGCAACTAAGTCTGACTTGAAGAACAAAGTCTTCGATGATCTTCGTCAAGGTAAGGATGAGCAATTTGTGAAAGACATCCTCGACCCAATGAATGCACAGTTCTTATCAGAGGTTCGCTCACAGCGTAGTAAACTTGCTGACCTTCCTGACGATACTCCTGTCTTGCGTGGTGAAACCTTCTACACTCCTCAGGCTGTGGAACTCGGTCTGACAGATGGTAGCAAGACGATGGTAGAAGCTATCGTTGAAACTGCTACGATGGGTCGTGAATATACTGAGGCAAAGAAACTTAAAACTGCCGTTTACAACATATAAATGTATCATTTTAATTTTTAGTTATTTATGAGTTTAAAAGAAAAACTTACAAGTGTCATCGAATTCCTTGGATTTAAGCAGAAATTCGAAGACAAAAGTCTGTCACAGACTGAGTTCAACTCAATCGTAGCAGAGTATCAGAAGAAGTACCAGAGTACGCTTGCTGATGACATTGCTTCTGAACAAGCTGCACAGAAGACAGCTCAACAGGCGGATGAGTTTCAGAAGATGCTGAACACCATTCAGTCTGTTCTGAATGGTGGTGAGCCTTCAGCATCAGCTGATGATAATGGTGGTCAGCAGCCTACACAGCAAGGCAACGCAACTCTTGAGGGTATCCTTGAGGGTATTAAGGGTATGCGTGCTGATATTCAGGCGATGGGTTCAAACCCTGCACCTGATGTTCCTGCGCAAACAGTGAATGCTGTTCCTCTAAGTGTTAATGGTTTCGCTAATACAGCTGATTATCTCTTCGGTGTTGAACATCCTTTCTTCTCAATGAAGAATCGTTGGAATCAGATTGCAGCTAACCCACGTGCAGCAGCAGCTCTGCCAGAGGTTGACGAGCAAGTAGATGGTGCTGCCTTCTATAAGGAGGTTCGCAATTATGCTAATTCACTCAAGCACCGCTATCAGTACCTTCAGCAGAACAAGATGCTTGATGCAACTGCACTTGCAAAGGGTACTTACGCTACTAACTACGATGGCGTAGACAATGCTGGTCTTGGCGATCAGTTCGTTGTACTTCGTCAGGATGCACTCATCGCTCGTGTTCTACAGGTACGTGACCTTACTCAATTTTTCCCTGTCGCTTACGGCTACCAAGACCGTGGACTCGTATTCAACGCCTTCTTCGATGAGGTTTCACAGGCTTACCAGTCTGGTGAGGTCTTCAAGGGCGGTATGAAGATTGAGAACCACTATGGTTACGTTGACGACGCTATGATTAAGATGGAATGGGGTCCAATGAAAGAAATCGAGCGTAAGTACATCGGTTATCTCAACAAGGAAGGCTCTGACCCTATCAAGTGGTCTATGATTGAGTACCAGTTGCTCAATACCCTCCGTGCTGCACAGGTTGAGCAGAATAAACGCCGTATGCGTGGTATCTACGTGAAACCTGATAAGGGTGTTGCAGGTAGCTACCTCAATGCTGCTACTGGTGTTCTCTACACCTTGCTGCGCTATGTTCATCAGTACGACATCAAGCCACACGATGATGGTACATACCGCACCTATACACAGGCAAGTTTCCTCGCTTCTGTTCAAGAGTTCATTGCTGACGTTCGTGCCTCTATCACAGAGGACATGGACCTCGACAACCACTTCATTTACTTGAATAAGAATCATCAGGCATGGTGGATTAAGAACGTTCGTTCTACCTATGGTAAGGACACAGACTTCGCTGGACCTATGGGTGCATTGAGCGTGGTACCAGACACTACGATGCGCATCATTTGGTTGCCTTATCTCGGTCAGACTCCATTCATGATGCTTCACGAACCAGGTAATATTCAGTTCCTTGAGTTTGTACCAGGTGAGATGCTCTCTGTGAAGATGCAGGAAAGCATGGAGCAGGTCCGTGCTTGGAGTACATGGAAAGAGGGAACTTCTGCTTCATTCACAGGTCGTCGCTTCTCAACTAAGGATGAGATGGACAAGAACAACTACGAGTGGCAGCAGATCTTCATCAACCTCTTTGCTGCAACTATCACCGATAAGGTGGATGGTAACAATGGATTCTGGCAAGTCACAGACAGTACCACAACACTGACAACTATCACCGATATCGAGAATGCAAAGGCTGGTGTAGCTTACTGCATCGAGTGTGGTGACAAAACTAAGTTACCAAAGATTACCAATAGTGGTAAGTTCGATAGCATCACGGCTGCCTTCACCGCTACAGCTGTAGGCGACTACATCATGGTGATCCTTGGTGCTGACAACAAGTTCCGTGAGTTGGAGCGTTGCGTCGGTGGCAAGCGCACCATCAACAAGGAGTTGCAACCTAACGTACCAGGTGGACGATAGATGAATGACTAAGGAACTGGGAGGAAAGTCGATGGAATTAAAAGCTCGGAACGGCTTACCTCTTCAGTTCCTTTCTTAAATCAATAATTATCATTAATAGAAATAGAAATGAAAAAGCCCAATATTCAGAAACGCTATCGTGCGTATAATCCTATGAAAGGATTTAACTACGCAAATCGTCAGTCACGCAATATGTTCATGGCTACGTTTGCTATTTTTGGCATCCTCATGCTCGTAGCAGCCTTGCTTGACCATTCTCTCGGTGCTGCTGCTGGTTCAGGTGTTACCTTCGCCTCTATGGCATTGCTCGGTCACGTAGACGATGTATCCGATAGAGATACACACGGTAGTGCTATCTCTTACATCGTATATCTCATTGCGCTCGATCAAATCGACCGCACCAAGGAGTTCCCACAACCTAACGCTAATCGTGAGGTTGCGCCTGTTCCTTTGAAACCAAATGAGATTCCTCATTACTTCGAGGCACACGACATTCCAACCTTCACTGGTACCACCGAGAAGGGCGACATCACTACCACAGGCGAAAACCAGCTGGTCATGGTTATGGGTGGAGCTCGTGCGAACCTCTATAACTTCATTGAGGAGTACAGCGGTGGTAAGTTTATCGCTCTTTATAAGCATATTAAGAAGAAAGAGTGGTACATCGTTGGTGAACTCGAGCGTCCAATCATCCTCTCTAACACTGAGACGAAGGACGATAAGGATGGTCGTTACACCACCCTTACTTTCAAGCGTAGTTCAGTAGACCTTCCACTGATTTACACTGGCAATCCAGCTGTTACTGCTGCTACCGCTATCAATGCGGATGCTACAGATGTAGCTATCACAGCAGGCAGCAACACTTACACGATTCCAAATGGAACGTCAGCAGCAGCTGCCATCGCTACGGTTAGTGGTCTTAGCAAGAGCGATAAGGGAAGATACATCACACTCGTTGGTGCTGGTACCGATAAGGCAGCCACCATCGCTGACGGTTCTACCTTCGTACTGGAAGAGGGTGCAACCTGGACAGCAAAGACAGGTGCATCAATCACTTTCCGTGTTCTTGACACCACAACACTTGTCGAGGTCTCAAGAACTGAAGCCTAACTTATTCTCCTCCCTTCACGGGAGGGGGCTTATTCACCATTTATATTAAGAATATGTACAGCACAAAAGAGAAATTAACGCACTTCCATAAGTTGGTAAGCCCAACTGTTGTGGAAGCCGACCTTGCCCTGCTGCACGAGAAAGCACCACATCTTACTGATTTCACACGCTTCGACCTCTCGCCAGAGAAAAATCACGAGGAGATACTCTTCCTCCTTCTTGATCATTGCGAGCATGACGAAATCGTACGTAATCGACGTGAGTATGCTAATCAAGCAGCCGACGAGGATAATGATAACAACAACGCCAACAACTCTTCTGAAGATGGAGACGAGATTCCTGAGATTCCTAACGCTAATGGAGATGAAAGCCCTGACGCTGACGGTGGCGAAGGCGACGAGGACCCATCGGAAGGAGAGGGTGGCGATGATTCATCTGAAGAGGGTTCTGAAGATAACGAGTCTACAGAGCAATCATCAGAGGAACCTACTGCGCCTTCAGAGGATAAGGACGATGCTTCTTCTAAGAAGGAGAAGGCGAAAGCAACTCCAAAAAAAAAGAAGAAGAGTACCCGAAAATAGACTGGGAAAACCTTACAGATGCGGACGTACAGATGGCAACCGTCATCTATAACGACCGCATCAACACTTGGCGAAAGATGAAGCAGCTCGACGAATTGCTGGAGACAAAGCCAACCGCACAAGCCGTAGCAGAAATGGCAGAACTGCGCATCCGCAATCTTCAAGCATTTGCCGAGCTGCAATATTTCAACGACACTGGTAAGTTCCTCTGCAAGCACCCGATACTCTTCGGACGCTCAGAGATAGCCCAACTCATAAAGTTGCTCCGCACTGACCCAGCCGAGTTCCTCCGTCAGCACAAGAACGTTCTCGACAACATCAAGCGTTATAAGTCGTTCGTTAAGCGCAAGGATCGTAAAGAGAAAAGAGAGGCTGACAAGCGGAACCTCGAAAAGTACCAAGAGAAAGAGCGACTGTTTAAAATGGTTCTTGAACAACAAAATAAATAATTACAATGGAAAATAGTATAAAAGTTTTTAATTTGGGCGGTTTGCCTACTGCCCCGCTGGACTCTTTTATCGAACTTCAGGAAGATTTCAAAAAGCCTGATGCAGACAAACTATCGAAGCTTCAGATGCTCATCATCACTCGAGGTTTCAAGTATTCATTCAAAGTATGGAAAGATTCTGAAGGTAAACTTTGGATTATAGATGCTCACCAGAGACGTAAAGCCCTTCTTGGACTTCGCTCCTATGGATTTAAGATTCCAGAGATTCCCTATGAGGAAATCCAAGCATCTAATAAGAAGGAAGCCGTCGAAGAGATTGCAGCTTATAATTCAGAGTTCGCTCAGAAGAACCCAGACACTCTCCTATTCACCAAGTATAATATCAGTGGCGATGATCTTGCTAAATTCAATCTTGGCTATGAAGTAAAACAAAATGACTTCTCAATCGGCACCGATAAACTCTTTGCATCAGAGAGTGACACAACTGATATTCAAGAAGATGTTGTTGACACAATTCCACAAGAGGATAATGAAGCGTTTGCTCGTCCTGGAGATATTTTCAGACTTGGGAATAATAGATTGATGTGCGGAGATTGTCGGTCTAAGAGCGATATCGTTGCACTAATGAATGGACGAGTTGCTGATATGATTCTCACTGATCCTCCTTATAATGTCAATTACGAAGGTGGAGGAGATAGCAAACTTACCATACAGAACGACTCTATGGAGAATGACTTATTCCTTCGCTTCTTGCAGTCTGTGTTTAATGTGATGTTTTCCATTGTCAAGCCTGGAGGTTCATTCTACGTCTTCCACGCAGACTCTGAAGGTGAGAATTTCCGCAGGGCAATTCGAGAAGCAGGCTTCAAGATAGCACAGTGCTGCATTTGGGTTAAAGATTCTCTTGTAATGGGTCGACAAGATTATCAGTGGCAACACGAACCTTGCTTATATGGTTGGAAGCATGGTGCTGCTCACTTTTGGAACTCTGATAGAAAGCAGACTACCATTTGGAATTTCGACAAACCAAAAGCCAATCGAATCCATCCGACGATGAAACCTATTGCGCTGATGGCGTATCCTATTACTAATAGTACAAAGAATGGCGATGTAGTTGTCGATGTGTTCTCTGGATCAGGGTCAACCATTATGGCGTGCCAGCAGACAGACCGCATTGGGTATGGAATGGAAATAGATCCTAAATATGTGTCGGCAACTGTACGAAGATTTATGTCTATGTTTCCACAGCAGCCTATTCTGTTAGAGAGAGATGGCGTAGTCTTGTCGGAAGACGATACTAAAAAAATAATTCTATGTCAGAATTAGTTGTAAAAGAGATTCTATCAGATGAATATGTAAATCAAGTCAGAACGTTCGGGGCGTTAAACTATACCCCCGAACGTATTTGTCAGCTACTTGCCTTAAGGAAAGCTAAGCGAGAAGCATTGCTATACCGCATAACTCTTCCTGGTGATGTTTATTTTGAGGCGTACCAACAAGGTCTCGCACTTGGAGAGTATAACATAGACGCTGAACTTGCTAAGAAGGCTGAGAAAGGAGATAACGATTCTATTACTTTACTCGAGGAACGTAAGAATGAGCGTGCTGAGAAAGACCTACGTATGAAACTCTTTGGAATATGAAAAGCGAAATTGAGAAGTTAGACACTATCCACCCTGACCTAATATCTGCATTCCTGACGAATGGAGATTGTGAAGGCATACCTCAAGATGTTAAGTTGTTCTTGCAGCAGCTGCAATGGTCTGCTGAGATATTCGAACACGAGCGTAATATTACGAGAGCTGCTAAGAAACTGAAGCTTCGTATTAACGCTGAGCAGCGAATAAAGATAGAAGAGCGCACTTGTATGGCGAGAATCTATCAGGCAATCAACTACTTTCAGGTTGACTGCAATGTTCCTATAAAGGTTTGGGAAAGCAATTTTGCAAACAAATACGAAGACCTTGCTAAACTCTGCGCACTTAATCGCGACTATAAAGGTATGAAGTCGTGTTATGATGCTGCTCTTGAGTGTCGTCGTCGGTCTTCGGAGATAGCAGAAGCAGATAGGGATTTAGGTGTTCTTTTCTTGATTTCTCCAGAGCTCACAGCAGAAGAACTTGGATTTTCGAAGAAGAATCTTAAAGAAATCGCTGCTAAACACAACGAAGGTTTTTATATTAAGCTTATCGATTCTCTTCCTGTTGAGAACAAGGAGAAGAAACGACTGCTGCGTGATGCTGACATTCAAGATGCAGAAATAGTAGAGGAGATTCAAAATGACTGATGAAATTATAAACAACGAACAACCTACAGTTGACTTCGAGCATTACTATATGAATCGTGTTCAGCTGTTAGCGAATATTATCGACCCGAATATGCTCTATGCAGAGTGGGCTCGTGCGACTGGTAAGACGGAGGGCGTTATCGTTCCTCGTCTTATCCGTGTAACGAATGACATGCCTGGTGAACTCTCGTTCCTTGTGCATAAGACTTATGTTGCACTGATGACAAACGTCTGGCCTAACATTCAAGCATCGTTCTCACGTCCTGTCATCGTGAATGGAAAGCAGCGAGCAATGTTAGAGTATGGCATCGACTATGTGGTGGGCGAAGCGAAGCTACCTTCTCACTTCCGTCGACCACGCTACCCTATTGCCTATGCTAAGCACTCGGTCATCTTCCGCAATGGTGCACACCTTCAATTAGTATCTTCAGATCAGCCTGAAAGTGTCGCAGGTCGTAATGCCGTGCACGCCTTCGTCGAGGAGATGAAGCACAACAGTGGTGAGAAACTCAAGTCACGCCTCTTCCCCTCCCTTCGTGGTGGTTCAGCCGACATCCGTCGCTCTGCCTACTATGAAGGTGTGACAGGTGTGAGTGATACGGCACGTGTCGACCTTGGTGAGGACGATTGGTTTGAGGAATACGAAAACAAGATGGACCGACAGCTCATTGAGGAAATAGCCAGTGTGTCACTTGCTATCAATCAGTCGCTTTATAAACAGTTTATGCTTCAGCAGGATTTGCGCAATACGAAGAACCCTGTCACTATGGAGAAGATAAGACTGGAAAATGAACGTCTTAACGCTTTTGTTGCACGCTGGAAACCACGCTTAGCGGATATGCGAAGAAACGCAATCTACTATATCCGTGCTTCATCATTCTGTAATAAGGATATCCTCGGTCCTAAGTTCTTCAAGACCCAGCTCGATACGCTCGATATGGATGAGTTCTTGACCGCTATCTGTGCTATTCGTCACAAAGAGGTGACTAACAAGTTCTTTACCACCTACGACCACGAGCGACACCAGTTCAAGGATAGTTACATCTATGACCAGATACTTAAGCTGAACCTCAAGGACCACTTCACCCTCACCGCTCGTTATCTTCGCCACTACGATAAGCGTGAACCGCTCTACATTGGTTATGATCCTGGTAACTTCCAATCGCTAATAGTCGGACAGAAAAAAGACTATGGTAGTCGCTTTGATATCATTAAGGAGTTTTGGGCATACATTCCCGATGACCAGCAGAACCTTGCGCAGCAGGTGTATTCTTTCTTTGGTACTGATGCAGTGAATAAGGTGATACACCTTTATCCTGACCGTGCAGGTAACAAGACACGTGAGGAATTAGAGCAGATAACTACTGACTCACTGACGATGAAGGCAGCCTTAGAGAGTTACGGATTTTCAGTTATCCTTTACAACGACGGTGCACCGACCATTTACCACTGGCAACAGTTCCGCCTTTGCCAGTTGCTCTTTGGTGAGAAACTTCCTTTGCTTCCAAAGGTGCGAATAGATGAGAACGAATGCCCTAACCTTTGCAGTGCAATTTTGATTAGTCCATTGAAGAAAACCAACGGCAGAATAGAACTCGACAAAGCTTCAGAGAAGAAGGAGGAACTCAAGCGAAGACCAGGACTAACAACGCAGCTACCAAGTGCGATGATTTACCTTTTGTACGGTCTTTATTCTGACCTTATCAAAAAGGAACTAAGCAGTTATCCTGATGATTTGCCCGAAAACCTCACGATATAACACCCAATAATGTCCAATATTTGATATAAAAAATGTCCAAAATAGGGCAATAATAAAGGTTATTTACATAGGTCAAAATCTTATTTTGTTGTGTTTCAGCTATTTACGTTTTGAAAATCAAAATCAAAAATAAACGAATGACGGAAATCACCACGCACCGCTGAGTTGAGGAAAAGAGGTGCAACGTTCCAAAAGTTGGGAAATATGACAGGGAGGGGATAAAATCGTCCTTTGTTCCCACAGCGATTTTCAGTAATTTCGCAAGTAATGGAGAAGACAATTGAATTGAACGGCATCGATGCAATGCAATGGGCAAGAGAGATAAGCAGAGTACCACAAGGTGACTTCACTATCTGTTTCTTTCCTTACGCTCGCTCACAGGGTATGGCAGGCGAGCAAATGGTTGTCAAGGAACATTGCAAGTGGCGCACGCAACTACCAGACGAGTGCTTCAAAGTCGATTCCGAGAACTTCTTTCTTTTCGAGGACCAAGAGGGAAACCCTAAGATGTGCTATCGCATACTCATCAGATACATGGGGTTCCCACAAGACGGATATAAACTACATAAGATAAATTGGTTATGACAGATAGTATTGAACTGCACGGCAACGCTGGACTCTACGTCATGGACGGCAATACCTTCTCCTTTCAGATTGGAGAAGGAAGAGAGTTGTCGACAAGCCCAGGGCTACTCGTACCACAGGGTAGACAGACTTGCCTACATGAACACCAGTGGATGAGTGTGAATGGATACCAGGTGTGTATGCGTGGTATGAACAACGCACTGTGCGAAGAGGTAACGATGGAGATAAAGCAGAACCGCCTGCTGCCTCGCTTGTATAGCAAGGAGATTAAGATGCTCTATGGTAATGGACCATGCGCCTATATGCAGACAGTAGAAGGGGGTAAGCTGCGACGTGAGTACACCGCACTGCCTGCGTGGGATGAATGGTTGAACTCTTGGCAAGAGCGTGGTATGGAAACATCCGCACAGGAGTTCGCTAAGACTTGTATCAAGAACTATTACTGGTTCGGTGATTACTTCGTTAAGTGGCGGTTCTCACGTGGTAAGCGTATTGGTATGTTGCCAGTAGCTGGATTAGAACCCTTGGAGAATAAGCACTGCCGTCTTGCTACCACTCGTAAGGATGTAGCCTACGATCAGATTAATTATGGCGACTTCAATAACATAGCTGTAGGACGGTGGACATACGGATTAGGCAATTACAAGATATACCCTAAGTTCGCATTGTCAGAAGTTGACAACTATCTATTCGCTGCCGTGTCACACCACCGTGAGAAATCCGTCGATGAGTTCTATGGAGTGAACGAAACCCACCAGGGCGCACGTCCTTATATCCAAGGTAGCAACAAGACTGCCTCATACATCAATTCCTTCTTGCGTAATTCCCTTGCAGCGAAGATACACATCATCATTCCGAATGAATGGGTGTCAAGCAAGCGTAATCAGTTAGTTAAGCTATGCGAGGAGAATAAAATTCGCTCATCTAAGAAGCAGGACTTGGTTAAGTATAATGGCATCAGTATCGGTACAGAATACCGTGAATCGTTGCTTGTAGAGTATATGCGTCTTGAGCTACGCAAGATAGGCGACTATCTGAGCGGTGCCGACAATCAAGGCAAAGCCTACTCCTCTATTTCATTTATGGATAGTTCAGGTCACGAACTGCAGTGGAGAATCGAAACGATCGACCTTAAGTATAAGGAATATATCGAATCTTTGATTTCGTACGATAAGCGAGCAGAAGAAGCCTTACTATCAAGCGTTGGTTTGGATGCATCTATCACAGCCGTTAGCAAGGATGGTGTTATCAGCAAGTCAGGTTCTGACGCATACTATAACTACCTTATCTATATAATGTCGCTCACACCAGAGGACGAGATATGCGCAGAACCGTTTAATCTCGCTCTCAGATTGAATTTCCCAGACCTTTATAAGCAAGGCTATCGTATTGGCTTCTATCGTGAGGTTCCTCAGCGACAGGAAGAAATTGCGCCGAAAGACAGACTAAATCAGCAGCAGTCATGAATATACTCGTAGACATTTTCAAGAACTTCTCCACCTTCAGTCTTTATGCGCCTGGAGTGGAAACTAATATGGACCTGAACGATTTGCGTTCGTCTGGTCTTACCGCTCGCAAACGCATCGAAACCGTAATCAGTCGTACTGTATTCGATGAGCTTTTAAAGGAGAAAGAAAACTCTCCTCTTATGGAAGCATTGCGTGCTGCTATGGCGAGCATGACTATGGCAAATCAAATCATCTTTGATAGTGTGAATCGAAGGAAGGGCGAGGTCAATGTGTATAAGTACGAGCTGGAGGCGATGAAGCGTTCTTATATGGAAAACTACTGTAATGCAATCGACACGCTTGTACAACTGTTGTCTGAACCAACAGAAGGTGATATTGCAGAACTGTGGCGCAAGACACCTTACTTCCCTATCTTGGAGCGATGCGAAATAAAAACAATGGATCAGATGGATTCAATCTATCCTATCGATGCATCTTATCTTTACTTCTTCAGAACTATACCATTGCAGAAGGAAACGCTCGATGAAGTTATGTCGGTTTACTTCGAGAAACTTACAGATGACAATAGAGAGCGCATTCGTCCTATCTTGTTGCTTGCCCTGGTGAAGAAGACAATAGCTAAGTCGCTCCGTAGGTTTGATATCCTCGAGTTCCCTTCGACGATTCGAAACCTCTTCGATGATAGTCACGCTGCACGCTCTGGCAAGGATGAATCCAGTGCTATCTTCGCACTTGCCGACCGCCTCGATCGTGAAGCGGAAGAACTCCTCTCGAATGCTGATACGCTGCTATCCTCTGAGTCTGTTTCTGATTTCTGCTCTAATTCAGCGTACAATCATCCTGATGATAATATCATAATGTTGCCATAATGAAAGATATCGAACTTGTATATAAAGATGAAATACATCGCATCCCTAACCGTTGGGATGCGATGAATGACCGCCAGTATATCCGACTTGTGGGCGACTTCCTTCGTATGGCAGCAGGGGAACTCTCCGCAGGAGAGGTTCGGATTAATTGGCTGTGCGATATAATGGGTTGGAGCAAACGCAAGTTCCATTCAGAGGAGCAGATTGCTAATCTCGTAGCAATCTCAGAACAGCTCACGTTTATGTTTCAGATAAACTATCCTGATAACAATAGCGTTCTGGACGGTGTCGACGAGGATACTTACGAGTTATGCCGTCGTGTTGACCCTTATCGCCTGAATATTCCACTTGCACGTGTGCTGCGCAGACTCGACTATCAATACGTAATCGACCTCTGTTTCTGTGCGCAACTCATCCCTTCTGTTCAGATTGGCGGACGTTCTTATCCTGGTTATCGAATTGAGACGAGCTTCGGTACACTCACCTGCTCACTTACTGCCCTTCAGTACGTCGAGGCGCAGGGACTTATCGATAGAGGTGAGGAGTCGTTGCCGTTGCTCGCTGCAATCTTATACTATCCAGAGAAAGAATACAATTCTGAGCGTGCGCACGAGTTGGCTAACGATTTCGCTAAACTTCCACTCGAAACGCTTACGGCTATATCGTTTAATTTTCAGGCGTTTAACAATTATCTGTTTAGTAAAACTTCATTCTCTCTGCTGTCTAAGTTCGCTCATAAACCCAAGCAGCCTATCACCACCGATGCCTCTGATGCGCTCTACGACCTCTCCAAGGAGGGGCTTGGAAACGCAAAGCAGATAGAGCAGATGAACGTACTTACTTATCTGAAGGTGCTGCGTAAGAAGACTATCGATGCGGTTAAGGATATGAAAGGTTTTGGATGGGATAAATTAAAAATCAGTGAGGAGGTAGGGCTTCCTATCTCTGTAATCGATAAGATATTATGATTAAAGATCAGTTTCTTTATTTCGCACAATACCCGTCAAAAGAGGGGGTTCGTGCTATACTTACCAATGGTGCGAGTGATTTCCCTGGTTATAATGACCTTGCTGAGTCTCTTGACAAACTTCCCAATGTGTCGCGACTCCCTGAGATAGCCAACTATGTCTATGGTCAGTCATTCGATGAATTGAAGCAGCGTATCGATAAGTTAGTGGGCTCGTTCCTATTCGTGGATTATGGCGAACTAAATATGTCAGCGGATGGACGCAACTCTTACCAAGTAACCCAGCGTATCGCTATCACCGTGGCAAGCAAGATGACGAACCGTGCTGACGCTGCTGAATATATGCTTGCCTCCGATTCTGCACTTCGCCTACTCTCTAAGATTCACGCTTGGATGATTGTAGATGCTGAAGAAGGCGAACTCGATTGGATATCTCGAGGAGAACTCGACAAGGCGGAGATGATTCCTTTTGTCGCTACAGAGTTATCCTCGGTTGGTTGGACCTTGATGCTCAATTGTGTTGCGCCTGACACGCTTGGAACGCACCTTTTAAGTCGGTCCTTTGCAAAACAGCCTTAAATCCTTACCTTTGTATCGTTAATAAGTTGGTAGAATTATAGTTTGATAGTTAATAGTTTTTTCAGATTAAAGATTGTTTAGGATGACGGGCTAACGCAGTGATGCGTTAGCCCTTTTTGTATCATTTTTTATCATTAGATAATTACTTCTAAATCGCTGATTATAAAGGCGATAGTACTTGCGTGTTCCTTATTATAGTGTTACCTTAGCAGTACAATTAGAAACAAAGAACATTCAAAAAACAAAGATTATGAACGAGCAAATTCAGAACATTCTCAACGAGAACGGAACAAAGACTTCAAAGATTCAGAAGCTCCTTAGCCTTGGACTTACACGCAGACAGGTTGCTGACCTTGTAGCAAACGGAAACTACGGATTTGTGCAGAACGTCTACAAGCGCATGATGCAGGGAATCACGCAGAACGCAGCGCAAGCAGCGACAACAGTTCTTCCACAACTCGACTACACTTTCAACCGCAACTTCGGTATCGAGATTGAAGCTTACAACTGCACACGTGAACGCCTCGCAAGAGAACTTACCGCAGCAGGCATCAGAGTTAACGTTGAGCGTTACAACCACACTGACCACAACGACCATTGGAAGTTGGTTACTGACAGCAGCCTTTCAGGCAACAACACCTTCGAACTCGTTAGCCCAATCCTCCACGGAGAGCAAGGACTTGAGGAACTTGAAAAGGTCTGCTGGGTCCTCGACCTTTGCAACGCTAAGGTTAACGACTCTTGCGGTCTTCACGTTCACATGGACGCTGCCGAGTTCGACCTTCAGACTTGGAAGAACCTTATAATTTCTTACAAACGCCTTGAGAATGTAATCGACCACTTTATGCCACTAAGCAGACGCAACAACCGCTACTGTAGGACCATTTCCACCATTTCAGAGATAGCCATCAACCGAGCTTCTAACATTAGCGACCTTAGAGCTGCTTTTGCTAACAACCGCTACCACAAGATAAACCTTGAAGCCTACGCACGCCACCGCACGGTAGAGTTCCGCCAGCACGGAGGTTCAACAAACTTCACAAAGATGTCTGCTTGGATTCATTTTCTCGCAAAAATGATTACCTTTGCAACGCAAGGCAAGGTGAAAAACAACACCACCTTGCAGGACGTTCCTTTCCTTACTGAAAGCGAAAAGTTATACTTCAGATTAAGAACTAAAAAATTAGCAGCATGTTAACAACCTACAGGCTGAAGGGTGGCGACAAAATCGTCGCCACCTCTCCAGCAGCCTTCCTTCACCAGCTTCGCACAGGCAGCCGATTCGATAGCGAAGGCACAGACGAAGAATATATGGTGCGTTTCGCTCACCGCTTACAGGAACTCGAGGGCTACCTTGTTTCCACAGACAGCCCCGATGCCTTCCTTGCCGACCTAATCAACAACGGCTTCGTGACCGTTGAAAAATAAAACACGATGCTCGTTTCTTTGTAGCCGTAGCAGTTTCCGAACTGTTACGGCTTTTTTATGTCGAATATTGAGAAAAAATAAACTTTCTATCAATAGTTATCAATTTCGTTAAGTCACGAAAATGTTTTAAATGTTAAATATTCAATTTTACTACGATTTTTTTATAGTAAATATTTGCATACTACAAAAATTTGTAGTACCTTTGTATTGTCATAAGAAAACAATGAGAATATGAAACAGAAAAAAGAAATGATGGAGGTTACACCTGAAGAAAGGGAACTCCTTGAAAGGATGAGAAACTATAATAAATCTTATCCAAATGGCTATCCACAACTCCTTTGGGATTTACAGGAACTCTTCGACAAAATGGTCCGACAGCCATACGAATAAAGCTAAAGACCTCTCCCTTACGAGGGAGAGGCACAATAAAAGTAAAACTCTAAAAAAAAGCAACAATGGAAACAGTTATGACAAACCCAGTAGTAGTTACTGATATGAAAAGAAAAGTACAAGACATCTTAATGTCAGTTTCATGGCGTGATTTTGCCAATACCTACTTTCAGAAATCTTCCTCTTGGTTTTACCACAAAATGGATGGCATTGACGGCAACGGAGGTGCAGGCGGTTTCAACCAACAGGAGACCGAGCAGATGCGAGGCGCACTTATCGACCTATCCAACCGCATCCGTCGTGCAGCAGAAAATATTTAGGCGAGGTTCTCATTGACCTTAAGACAAAAGTCACTCATCGCCTATGGGTGCATATTAGCCTCTCGCAATGCGAGGGGCTTTTTCTTTTCGTTTTTATTGCGTTTCTATTCGTTTTTTGTACCTTTGCAACTAATATTAACTAAAAGCTATCAAATATATGAAAAAATTGTTTTTTACATGTATCTTACTTGTTAGTACGATCATGTGTTTCGCACAGAAGCCTTTGATGTTTACAAAGGTAATTCAGAAGGATGGGTTAACCGCTCAACAGTTGTATGATGTTACTAAGAATTGGTTTGTGCGTACCTATGTTGATTCACGAGCTGTATTGAAAGATGAGAACCCAGGTAAAGAATTGACAGGTAATGGAAACATTCCATTCAATACAAATATGATATTCTCAAGTCTTGAGGGTCACATCAAGTATCTAATAGATGTTCAATTCAAAGATGGAAGATTGAAACTTACTTTAAGTGACTTCCGTCACGACCCTATTCGCAAAGCTATGTACGACAATAATCTTGGAGTTCTTGTTGATTCCCTTCCAAAGGATTTAAAAGAGATAGGTATAGAAGGAGCAAACAGGAAGGCAGGATACAAGTACTTCTTCAAGAATGGAAAGCCCCTTTGTGAAAGCCTCTTTGAGAGAATTTCAACCAGTCTTGAAAAGTTTGTAGACAAACGTGAAGTTGAAACTAAAGACGAATGGTAATTTTTGCGTAACGCAAAAAATAATCGCATTTTTGTTTGGCGGTTACAAAATAACTCCTTATCTTTGTAACCGTCAAAACATTGAGGATTATTTCTCAAACGAGGGCAAGATGATATCAAGCCCCGAACTTATTAAACTTCGATGGGCTTATTTTTATGCCCATATTGCAGCCTTACTGCAACGAAGATATGGCGGATGCCTTCCAGTGATTTAGCCCTTGTGGAGAATCTCGATGTTTTGACGAACGGGAAGAGCATCCGCTTTTTTCGTATCCGTACCCAGCGGTTCTGGGAAATGTCAAAACATCGAGTATTATGCAACAAGTAATCGAATTCGAGAGCTCTGCAAAACAACAGCAGCCTATCGACGTACGTGCTACGATACAGCGCAAAATCAAGTCTCTTAATCTTTGGCTCGACTCAAAAAGCGAGTTCTACAGCCGTATCTGCGAGTTCTCAGTTACCCGTCGTTTGGTAATTCGAGTTAACCTTGTATCTTTGTGCGTGATTGTTGCAGCTGTAGCCATCGAGCAGCAGCCTATTACATCCGTAGTTTCAACCCTCTGTGCAGGCTACTTAGTTTATCGTATGAATAAATCAGAAAAGAAACAGAAAGGAGGCAAGGCATGATATTCGTTTATGATTATCGCAAGGTTCCTTCTATCTCTAAAGACCTTGAACCGCTTTCCGAATTTATAAAGAAATATAACAAGGTTCTTGTAGCAGACATTGATACGTTTGCAGTATTTATCGATGAGGTGTATAAGAAGTTTAACTCGATTCCTAATGCGAATAAAAAATATACGCTCAATCTTTCTAATAGTTCTATCGCTATTGATGATAACGAAATCCCATTCTCGGTGATAAGTATAGGTTTCTCTGACATACTTGGCTTATGGGGCTTTCAAACTTTCGAGAGTTCTACCCAGTGCGAACAGCAGAACCTTGAGATTTTTCCTATCCCCGATAAAGGTGAAGCAATTTTCACTCTCCCAGATCATTTAAAAAGTATAATTAAGAAAGGAGGCAAGGCATGATATTCTTTGATTATTATTTCAAGGCATCTTCTACTCCGAAGTACCTTGAGCCTGTTGTTATCTGTATGGAGCGACGTTACCAAGCTCTTATGGCTGACGAATCTACGCTGAAGACGTTTATTAAAGAACTAAAATCAGAATTGGATGCCATTCCAAAGGCAAAGGGAAGGTATAAACTCGAAGTTGATAAAGGCTATATTCATATCATTACTGTTCACGAATTCTCAGAAGCCGTTATACGTCTTCAATATAAAGAAGTGCTTTCTTTGGAAGGTTTCAGCGAGGACCTCTGTGAGAACCTTAATGAAGTGGCTGAGAAAGGAGGTGAGAAATGATATTTTTTGATTATTGCCTTATAGATTTTTCAATCTCAAAAGAGCTCGCACCGCTTGCTGACTGTCTGAAGAAATACCAAGGAGTTCTTGTAGCGGACGAAAAAGCATTCAACAAGGTTGTTGAAGACTTGGAAGAAAAATATCGTGCTATTCCAAAGGCTGAAGAAAGATTTCTTTTCAAGGTTAGCAAAGATCCTATCGGAGTTATCTCTGTTCGCAGAAACAACTCTACGAAGAAGTGTGTATTGCGCATCTATTTCACACCAGTACATGGTATGTTTGGTTTCGACTCTTCTCAAGAGTCTATTCAGCCAGTGCCAGACGATGGCGACGAATATTACTCTTTGCCTGAAGATATAAAAAATAGTGTTCAAAAAGGAGGTGCAAAATGAAAATTATAACCGACCCTGCTGTTTATGACTACCATGCTGAAAAAGGCTTGTTCATACCGTTAGATGATTTTTGTTCAACACCAGGCTTGATAAAGTCTTTAAGAGATAATGTTAAGCGTCAACTCACTAAGGCGACATCTTATCTTGAATATTATAGAGACATTCATGAGGCAGGCGAAGCGTCTGCTCGTCAACAAACAGCTATGGATAATTGGCAAGAACGTGTGAATAATCTTAAGAGCTCTTATAAAACTCTGTCAGAAGTAAAAAAAATGATTTAAAATGAAATACAAAATGAAAGCGTCTATCGTTAATCTCGACGAAAAAACATCTGAGACCCTTCGAGCAATGCTCGACCCTGGTTATATCTCTGAGCGCACAGAACGCTTAGAAGCTATCGAGAGTTTTCTACTTGACCAATGGAGAGATGCTGGCAATATAAAGCCTGACACCGTCCTCACTTTTCTCGACACCCTACACTCACTACGTAGGGATCTCAACTCGTTTCTCACCTCGGTTGACCCACACGGAGATACCGATAATCAAAAACAATAAAACCTTAAGACAATGACAACAACGAAAGAAAACGACGAGCAGCCTATAACAGACATCAGTATATACATAGCTGCTTTATCAGTGACATATCGTCCAGCGTCGACACCAGCAGAAACTACGCACTTCTTCTCTACCCCCGAGGTAATAGATGCTATTCGCAATTTAGACCCTTCCGCTAAGGTGTGTGCAGAGCAAATTACCACAGCTCTTCACGATGCAGGATATAAGTTCTGCAATCGTCCTGGTGCGCAAGGGTTGGAATTCAAATGGATGTTCCGTGAAATATAAGTTTTTATAGTTATAGTTGTATTTTAAGTTATGGTTTTTGAGGGCAGTACGTCGTGAGACGTGCTGCTCTCGCTTTTTTGTCCTTTTCCCATTATTTTTCTCGTGTTATCTTTGTGTCATGATAACAGATCAATTCGTAAAGGATGAGTTCGTCTCTGAGATTCTTCGTCGTGATATCGGCATCATCTATAAGACGCAGGAAGAAGTTGCTAATCGCTACTTCAAGGAGCACACTGGAACTCTTCGAGACTTCTTATCTCGTCGTGCTTTCTCTCTTCAAGAATCGAACGGAAAGTTCACCCTTTATATCGGGGTTCTTTCTTATCTACGTTTCCTCGATATGCAATACCGCATTAACTATGCAGGCTTAAATAGTAAGCGAGCCAAGAAGCAGCGTGCTAAGTATGCTGTTTATAATAGAGTTGTATGGGGTGTTTTATACAACGAAACTTTCCCTGATATTCAAGCAGGATTTACAAATGAAGTTCGTGCTGCTTGGCGAAAGAAAATGGAGGATGCACTTTCAAATCACATATTACCCACAGATAATCAATAGATATGAGCAAAATCAAAGAAGACCACGTTGCCTTGGTTATCGATGCTAAAACAGACAAGGCACAGCAAGAATTACGACAGCTTGAGCGTGCTACGCAGGACCTTAGTAAGGAAATGAAGGCTCGACAGAATCGAATGCTCGACCTCGAGGCAGCAGGTAAGAAAGAGACCGCTGAGTACAAACGCTTACAAACAGAGGTGAAGAATTATAGTAATCAGATCGCTGATAATAATAAGAAACTGCGTGAACTTCGCTCTGCAATGGATGTCAATGCTATGACGATGTCACAGCTCAAGAAACATGCCAAGGAACTTCAGACAGCACTGAATAATACTTCAAAGGCAGCGAATCCTAAAGAGTATGAGCACTTAGCGTCACAGCTTCGTAGCGTGAATGGACGTATATCAGAATTACGTCGTGATGCTTCTGGACTGACAAATTCTATGGGGAAACAGACGTCTGGCATTATGGGAAAGTTTGAAGGTATGTTCTCATCTATCTCTGGTGGTTGGACAAAACTCGTTGGTGTGGCTACCGCTGCTGTTGCTTCTATCTCTGCCGTGATAGAAGGAGCAAAGTGGTGGTATAATTACAATGTAGAGATTGAAGAGGCGCAGCGATTAACTCGTGAATTCTTTAACATACAAGGTGACGAACTTGTCCACACGCAAAGTCAGATTTCTGCTCTCGCTTCACAGATGGGAAAAGACTACAAGGAGGTCCTCGGTACAGTTGAATCTCTCACCAATCAATACGGTATATCTACGACTGAGGCTATTAATGCTATTAAGGACGGATTGCAGGCTGGTGCTGACCTTAACGGAACATTCCTCAGTCAGATTCAACAATACGGACCAGCCTTTAGCGATGCAGGAGGTGCTGTTAATGACCTTGTAGCAAGTATCACACAGACACGCTCAGGTATATTTAATGAGGCAGGCATGGGCTTGATTCAGACCGCTACAAACCGTATTCGTACTATGTCTTCAGCTACACAGAGCGCACTGAACTCAATCGGTATCTCAAGCAAGCAACTCGAAGCTGACCTTATATCAGGAAAGACCAGTATCTTAGAGGCTATTAAGATGATTTCAGGTAAGATTAAGGAACTGCCTGAAAACTCCATGCAGGTGGGTCAAGTCATGAAGGCTGTCTTTGGCAAAACAGCGAGCAACGAGGGTATGAAACTCGTGAAGACCTTAGCAGATATGTCTACTAATATGGAGGAGCTGAAGGGCGTAACAGGCGAATACGGAGAACTCCAGCGTGAAGAGGTCGATGCACAAGCAGAACTTAACGAGAAGATGTCTAAGTTCTTCGGTCTTGGCGAACATGGCTTTGATGAGCTTACAATGAAAGCTAAGATATTCGGAGTTAAAGCCTTGTCTAAGATTATCGACTACACAGTTAAAATCATTAACTACTTCATTGATTTATATAATGAATCTAAGGTGTTTCGTGCAGGCATTGAACACATTAAAAACAACTTCAAGAGTACATGGGAGGTATTCAAGTTTGGAGTTTATCTCGTAATTGATGGCTTCAAAGGTATGGGGCGAATGGCAAAAGCCTGGGCTAAAATCATTGAAGGTGCGTTCTCTTTCGATGTCGATAAGATTACAACTGGTATCAAGGGACTTTGGGATGCCTACAAAGACACGTGGGTAGAAATTGGTAATGATGCAAAGAAGATGGCTGCGAATGTTCGTGACAATTTCATTGAAGCGATAAAAAACACAGGTAGCAATAAGAAGGTAGCTCATCTTTCTGTCGATGTAACACCCGAGATGAACAATCATGCTGCAAATAAAAGTGGTTCTGGCGGAGGCGGAAAGAGTACCATTGAAAATGGAATCAAAGACTCTAAAAAGAAAACTAAAACAAAAAAAGATAAAACCAAGAAGGGTCCAGACCCTGATGAAGTAGCAGCTAAACTTTTTTCTCATGATCGTGCTCAAGACCTCGATGTTGAAAAGCGAAGTTATGATAAGAGTCTGAATGCTCTGAAAGAAGCTCTTGCGAAAAAGAGTCTTACGCAAGAGCAATACAGCGCATACGTAGCTGCTCTCAACATTCAGCATCAGAACAAACTTCTCGACATAGAGAAGGCATATTTGCAACGCTCTGAGAACTTAGTCTTCAAGGATGCTGCGAAAAAGAAAGCATTGCAGGAAGGTCAAGCTAAGGCTGTCGCTGACCAGCAGCAGGCAGCAAACACCGCTTATATCGAGGCTGAAAAAGAATACTACGAATCTCTTGAGAAGATTCAGGAGTCCGCACCAGCTAAGCCACAGACACTTAAAGAAGAATGTGATGCAAAGCTGCTCCTCTTGGATGGATATTACCAGGCTGCCTTGCAAAGAGCAAAAGAGAATGGCGAACGTGAGAAGGAAGTTACAAAGGCTTACGAAGCTGCTAAGGCTGCCATCATCGTAGACTATGCGAAGAAAGCAGAGGAACAAAAGGCACAAGCACGACAGGAGTATGGGCTTGACACATTCGAAGACCAGTATGCCGCACGTCGTAAGAAGATAGAAGATGATAGTGTACTCAATGAGCAGGAACGACAGCAGGCTCTTACCCTTCTTGATCAGCAGGCAGAAGAACACCGCTTTCAGATACGTCAGCAGTATGGTCTTGCCTCACAGCAGGAACTCTATAATGCAGAGTTGGATCAGTTGAAGATGCACCTTCAGAATAAAGAGATATCTGAAGAAGAGTATGAAGAGGCGGTGAAGAATATGAAGATTGCCAAAATGAAGGAGGCATTCGATTTTTACTCTAACCTCTCCAGTGGAGCTGTTCAGGCACTACAGCAAGCAGAGGAAGCGAACGTTGATGCGAAGTATGATGCGGAAATTGAAGCTGCAAAGAAAGCTGGTAAAGACACCACGGAGCTTGAGAAAAAGAAAGCTAATGAAAAGCTGAAGATACAGAAGAAATATGCGGATGTTAACTTCGCAATTCAAGCAGCGCAAATCATCGCATCGACAGCTTCTGCAATCGCTAAGACATTCTCTGAATTGGGTTTCCCTGCTGGTATTCCTGCTGCTGCCTTGATGGGTATCACGGGTGCAGCACAGCTTGCAGCTGCTCTTGCAGAGCGCAATAAGGTGAAGCGAATGACGCTAAGCGGAGCAGGTGGTTCTGCCTCTGCTTCAGGTTCACGTGTCGCAACAGGACTTGAGTCAGGTGGTAGTATCGATGTAGAGCGCAAGCAGGATGGCAAAATGTTCCATGCTGACTACGACCCTGACAGACGTGGATTTATCGACAAACCAACCGTCATCGTCGGAGAAGGTGGGTACGGTCATAGTAAGGAGTGGGTGGCTTCGAATGCAGCTGTTGAGAATCCTACCGTAGCACCCTTCATTGACATCATCGACCGTGCACAGCGTGCAGGAACCATTCGCACACTCGACATGAATAAGTTTCTTATTCAACAGGCGCAAGGTCGTGCCTCTGGTGGATATGTCACACCAACAGTTAATGACGTGCGTGGTGTGGTTAAAGACTCCTACAAGGATACACTCATCGAGCGACTTACTGATGTGCTTGACCGATTGTCTGTCGACGGCATTCCAGCATCTGTTTCTCTTAATGAGATTGAACAGAAGCAGCAGCTACAAGACAAGGCACGAAGATTCGGAAGTAAATAGACTTAACACCTTACATAGTAATGAAGATAACTAACATAGAAAAGGGCGAAGACTACAACCTCAAGCCCGACACACAGATCCAGGTTGAACGAACCAATCCATTCTTCAATGATTACGGAGAACAGACGACACCGCTCGAACTGCCTTCGTCAGAACGTAATCGCAGGATACTCGGTTTCCCTGACTCGTTCGGTAGACGAGTGAAGATGACTGCTACAGATGTCGCGATACAAGATGGTGAGTACTTCGCTCAATGTAGGCAGGTGGTGCTATCTGCTCAATATAAGGGTGGAATATCAACCTCCTTCTACATTAACGATGGCTCCTTCTATTCAAGGATTCAGAAGGTAAAGCTGAAGGATATTTTCAAAGGTGAGTTCATACCAGGCGTGAATACCGTAGAAGAAGGGATTAATTTTTGTCGTAATCTTCGCAATAACTCTAATGAGCATTACGGTATCTTCCCAGTGCTTTTCACAGATGATTCAGGACAAAAGGAAGGTCTTAATTATAAGGTGTTAAATGGGTTTGGTAAGGAAAAGGTGTTGAGATACGATAAGATCTACGACTTCCTTCCAGAGGTACCTTCAGTTACATCGTTTCACCCCGATATGAGCGGTGAGGGCTGTGACTTCTATAATGCAGTACAGCGCACAGAGTATGTTAATGACGTACCTATCACGCTCGCACCAGGCTATTATATGTCGCCATTCATTCGTGCTAACTATCTTCTGAAGCGTGTTTTCGCTTACTTTGGGTATGATCTGCAAGAGAACTTCTTTACTCGCACAGAACCCTTCAATAAGATGGTAGTTGTAAACAACGTTATGGACGTCTTAGTGAATGGAAAGATAAAGGTAGCTGACCTTGTGCCTGATGTTACTTGTGCGGATTTTATCTCTGTTTTTCGCAAGAAGTTCTGCTGTGAGTTCACCTCTGATGAAGGTAAGCGCATTGCAGATATCATCTTCCTACGTGATGCACTGAACGAAACTCCGAACACCGACCTTACCCATTGCGTAACCCAAGAACCTACACTCTCTTATAAGTCGGAGAACGACTATAAGCGTGTTACGCTCTCAGCGGAGGAGAAGGTTGATTCAGAAATCTCAGATTCCTACGACGATATAGATAGCTTAGTCAAGGCGAACCCGAACGCCTACTTCGACCCTGTCGATGGGGCTATTTATAAGACAGGATGGTCTGGTGACTTCCAAGTGACGGTGAAGATAGGCGAAGCTTCACAAGACTACAACACTGGAGAAACACTTGAAGCAAAAGAGATAAAGGTCCCTGAACTTATACCAGAGTTACGAATGCTTAGTTATAAGGCAACTATCAAGGAGGAAGACTTCACCTATGATATGGGTAAATTTCTCTACGTAGGTTCATACATGTCGCTCAATTCGAAGATGGTTGTTGCGACAGAACCAAAGGAGAACACCTCTGAATCTGCCAACAAACAAAAGACGATACTCGCCTTCAGTTATCTTTCAGACGGTCGTCCAGCAGGAACTGTCTCTGCTTACGATGTGAATGCACCTTCACATCCTCGCATCTTCGATTATGCCTTACATTACAATGGTCCACAAGGCATCTTCGAAAAGTTCTACCGTGAATATGACTTGCTGCTACGCAATTCGCTTCATGATATGAAGGTGAAGCTATTACTTTCTCAGTCGCAAAAGCAGAACCTATCCTCTTATGCTAAGGTCGTTATTCGTGGCGTGCCGTTCTTTTTCAACAAGCTCAAGTTCACACTTGGAGGTAAGAATGAGCCAGTAGAATCAGAGCTGTACACTGTATCGCTTATGGAACCGACCATCACCGCTCCTACTATCAATGAGCAACTCAAGGCTATGGATGTGAAGTATAAGTGGGTTGGAAAAGAGAAACGAACGTCAGTCAGCTGGGAAGAATACAAAGCTGCTGATCGAGAGCGAAACAAGACCTTCGTGACGGTCTACCCTCCTCTACCTTCAGCTGAGTATGTTGGTGTGCAATATGGTAAGCAGCGTTCATATACTGAGCGAATAACTCGAAAAGGTGGCTGGTTCAGACACGGAGAGTACGAATACACTCGAACGGAGGTGTGGTTGGAGTGCGTGCCTCTTTAATTACGTCGGTTAAAACCTGTCCTTTATCATCTCAAATATATAGGGTACTTTTGTGTTAAACAATTCGCACATGGATATTATTCTTAAACCTGATTCTCTCAGCCTGACAGGCTCGATGAATCACTTTATTATATCAAGCACGCAAGAGATTACATTCGTTCTGAAGTATGCAGACTCGAATGAAATCATTGTGCAGCACACTTATACACCTAACAAGGCTAAGCGCATAGAGATAGACTTGGAGAACATCATCACTCCGCTGCTGTCATTTCAGATCCAGGAGTCGACTACAATTTATCGTCAACCGAACATTGCTCGTGAGTTCCTTGTTAGTCTCATCGAAGATAAGACAGCTGCACAAGAGTCTTTACAATTTACGGTACTCCGTGCTGGTATCGACAACTTCGCTGACACCGCTTCAAGTTGGTTGAAGCGTAACTTCCTAACGTGGCAGCCCACCGTCAAGCCTGTTACCTATTACACGCCAGAGTTTCTTAGTTACTACGCTGTCGAGGACTGTGTTGCGAAGTGTCGTGCGTATATAGAAGAGAACGGTAGCTATGTTCAGTCTGACCTCGTACTGGGCAACCTCTCTCACGGTAAGGTGTGGACGATACCTATGCAATACGGTGTTATCGCTGGCAAACTCGGTAAGATGCCAAGCTACTATGACGTATGGGTGGAAGATGGTGCTGGTACTCGACTCACCTATATTCAGCGATACTATGCTTCAGATATCCGTAGCGAGGAAGAACAGTGGGTACTCTTCGAAAACTCACTCGGTGGTGTCGACACCTTCCGTGCCTATGGTGATGCGGAGAACACTGCGAAACACACGCACAATGTAGCTGAGATTGAGAACGACTCAGAAGAATATCGTGTTGACACGGTTAGAGAATACAAGAAGAATACGGGTTTTCTCTCCAAGGAGGAACGCAAATGGTTGCTCGACTTCTTCCCTTCATTGGGCAAGTTCCTCTACACAGGCAACTATGTACGTCGCATTGTAGTGACAGAGAGCGACGTAAGTTGGCAGACAAAAGACCTCCCTTCATCTTATACATTTACCTATAAGTACGCAGATGCACGTCCTTACCTGAATATTACCAGGTCAGAGGACGCTGCACCTGCAATGTTGGATATCAAGATACCTGATGTTGGGTCTTTTACCATCGCCCCACGCTTAGTTGAGCTTGAGCGACTACCGCTGAGCAGTGGGGCTTTATTTCCAGTTCAGAGTCCTTACTCTGACAAGTGGAATATTACCACAGCTGAAGCTATCCTTGAGTGGTTCTCTCGTGAGGTTACCGCTGCTTACAAGGGTGATGGAGCGTTCGGACACCGCCACGACAATATGTCGGTACTGAATGCGCTCGATCGTATTGGTGGTTACCTTACCTTGGATGCGCAGAAGATACTCGCTGGATTAGCTGACGAAGCAAAGTCTGCTCGCACGCTTGACCCTAAGAGTGCTGACTGGGAGAAAATCGTTCGAACAGATCAAGATACAATCGTTAATGCACTGACTACCTTCATGAAGGGTATCGTGTTTGGTAAGTCGGTGCGTGGCGAGTCAGGCGTATCTATCTATCAGGATGAACAAGGTGCCTGGCATATAGATGCAGAATATCTGCACGTGCATCGCAAGCTCACAGCTGAGGAGGTTGAGATAATGAAGACTTCTCATATCAAGGGAAAGGTTGTGAACTCTGCTGGTAGTTTCGTAATATCTAAGATAGAGAGGCTTGTAGATAGGTGGCGATGCTACTTCCGCCAGCAGGATAGTGAGGGTCGTAGAGTTTATAATTCTATGCGAGTAGATGATCTTGCGCTGTGCGAGACATTCAACTTGATTGATGCAGACGGTCAGTTGTCTAATCACTACTGGCATAGGCGTGTTGTTGAAGTCGGTGTTGATTATGTTGATATTGCAGACAATACAAATGTTGATGACTACGCAAGTGGCAGCGATACTCCGCAGGTGGGTGACGAGGTTGTGCAGTTGGGTCACCTCACAGCTGAGGATAGACAGAGTGCTATCATACAGTCAGCTGCTGGCGAAGGTGCGCCTTACTTCAAAATTATAAAGGGTATCAATAGCTTTATCCTTCCTGATCCTATCTTCTTATTCGACAACCAGAACTTCGAGATACGTGTTGAGAATCCTTCACGCCAAGGCGAATATATCCGCTTACAGGATTATCTATCGTCAATGCAGAGTCGTATTGACTCGGTGAAAGAGCAAACAGACCACCAATTTTTGATTTGTTTTGGCGACGCCATTCCTACTTTGACGAATGAGCCTGCCAATGAATGGACGGATGACGAAACGAAAGAAATGCACTTGCACGACCTCTATTATAATAGAAGTTATGCTGAGACAGGAGGCGGTCGTTCCTATTCATTCGAGAAAAATCAAGATGGGTCTTACGGTTGGAAGGAGATAACGGATGCTGATGTGTTGAAATCGCTTGAAGCTGCTAAGCACGCACAGGATACGGCAGACGGTAAGCGCAGGGTGTTCGTTCAAGCCGTACCTGTTCCTCCGTACGATGCAGGCGACCAATGGACCAATGCTACTTACAGAGAAAAGTACAAAAACGACTTACTTGTTTGCGTACAATCTAAGAAAGCAGGAGAATCGTTCGATATTGAGGATTGGACTTCCGCACAAAAGTACACCACAAAGCAGTTTGAAACTGAGTTTAAAGTTGGTGATAACTCAATCTCTGCTGTCGTAAAAGACTTGCAAAAAGGACTTAAGCGTGTCGGATTCACTCTTAATGGCGAGAATAGCACCTTTGACATCGTAGCAGACACATTCAAGGTTACGACGACTACGGGCAAAGTGCCATTCTTTACCAGTGGCGGAAAGCTTAATGCTGATTTTCTCGACGCTAAGACGATTGTTACTAAAGGATTGCAGGCTGGTAATGTTGATGCGAATAAAGCAACAATACTAAATCTTGTCGTAGATGGAAATAGCTGGTTTAAAGGTAACCTCGATGGTGTAAGCGGAACTTTTAAAGTGCTCAGGTGTCTTAATTCTGAGAATGAAGCAGTAGGTGGTATCTACTTCGAAGATAGAGGTAGTCAAGCTATTATGGCTATGGAAGGTGATTTGGGCATGCGTAAGTATGTCGAAGGGAAATTTCGCAAACGCCTGCCACGCTTCTATGCTAAGGATGTATGGTGTCAAGGACAGTTTGGGCATTATGCGAAGATTTGCGCAGTTATCAAAGACGATATGATGTACGTACATCATGGCGGTCACATCGAAACAAATGGTGTAAAAGTACAGTTGCCTACCTTAACCGTAAAAAGTGGGGGGCGTGATATTGTCTGTTATAAGATTCCATTATATGCACCAGGCTATCATGGAGCAGATGGCGATAATGGTATTGTATTGGATGTTGATAACCCTGCTTTGCAGCCAGGTCTTACAGACTTTTATAGAGAGATACCTTTTGGTGCGCCTATTGATATGGTCATTTTCAACTGCGAGACCCCTCATAGTTATGTATTCTTTGGAATGGGATATGGTAAGGATTGGGTGGCTTTTAATGGAAATGACAATGTTGGAGTTTACGTCTGTGATCATCGAGAGATTAGAAAACTTGATGGTGGTTGGGTAAGTCGCTATTTATATGTTAATCCGTTATGGCTTACCCCAACTAAGACTAAGGAAACACCCGGAGCTGGTGTTCTTTATACTGGAACTGTTGATTTTGATTGGTAATTAACTAATATATAATTGAATATGAAAAGTTTTTTAGATTGTATTTACAGGATTTTTGAGAAATTCGCAGCTATTGGCAGCGACAAGTATCTGCATTTGCTTGTAGGTCTTATCTTAGCATTTATGCTTGGTAAGTTGTTTGCTAACGTTGAAGCGTGGGCGTATCCTGCTATTGTTGGTGTGTTGCTGCTAATGGTGGCAAAAGAGTGTGTTGATTATTACATCCGTAAGGAGCAGTTCGATTGGAAAGATGTAGTTGCTGGTCTGGTGGGTGCGTTTGTCGGAGTAATACTTTGTTTACTATGAATTATTTAGAACAGTTTAAGTACGTGATGTGTAGTATTATCAGCGGTATGCTGAGCCTATTCTTTCCGATACGTGATTTCATGTACGCAATGTTGATTGTGTTTGGTGTCAATTACATCTTTGGAGTAATAGCAGGGCTGAAACATGGTGAGAAGTGGGAATTGAAGAAGTCAATGGTTTTCTTCTATCATTGTGCGTTATTCTTCGTTATGACGGCTTCAATATTCGTTACTGGATATTTTCTCCACGCTGGAGATGAAACTCTCGGGGTTGTAAAGGCTTTGTGTGGCGTGGCTATATGGTTCTATTCAACAAACATCGTTCGCAACTGGAGAATGATGCTTATTGAAAACACCACTATGTGGAAAGTCGCAGGCTTCGTTTACTATGTTCTTACATTGAAGGCTGTCGATAAAATACCTTTCCTTAGTGAATATCTCAAAACATCACGTGTAGAAGTTAATGATGATAAACCCAAATTTGATTAGATATGGCAAACTTTACGATTGCAGAGCTGATACAATCCAGCACTGCTGAACAACTCAAGATAAACAATAACCCTCCTTCTATTGTGAAGGTTCACCTTACAGAAACGATTACTCTTTTAGAGAGTATTCGTGTAGAATGGGGTAAGTATTGCGAGGCTCACAAACTCGAGAACCCTGCTATCCGTGTAACAAGTGGCTACCGCTCACCAGAATTGAATAAGGCTGTAGGCGGTGTGAAGACTTCCGCACACGTCGAGGGCTACGCTGCTGACTTGCAGCCTGTCAATGGTAAGCAGACTGAGTTTGAACGATTCATGGCTAACGAGTTCTCCAAGATGGGGTATTCTTACGATCAAATCATCGTGGAAAGAAGTAAGACTTCAAGGTGGGTACATGTCGCCTATAAGAATGCCGATGGACGGCAGAGAAGACAGTGTTTTAAACTTAAAGTGTAACAAAGTGAGGGAGAAAGACTCCCTCACCTAAATCGAAAGAGGTATGAATAGATTTATAAATACATCTTGTAAACTATTAATTTGCGTCCTTATAACGATGTGCGTTGGCTGTCGGACTAAGAAGTCGGTCGCTATTGAAAGCGTAAAGCAAACGTATAATAGTGAGCAGGTGACAACAGAGCGAAACGAAAAGCATATATCGCTTATCGACACAACTAACATTGACGAACTAACAAGTGTCATACGTGAGTTTGTTTTTGATGTTCCTTGCCTGGAGGATAGTTTTGCTACCGACACAAATGTCGGGAGCAAAGTGCCAATGGTTGAATATAAAGCCGACGGCAGCATCATAATTAATCGTGGCTTGAAATCGATTAAAGAGCGAATTGAAAGTCGCAGAAACGAAAAAAGAGGGCTGTCAGAGAAAAAGGATAGTGCTGCTAACAAGCAGACTAATACGAAAGTCAACTTCTCTGAAAACAAACGACATAAAAATAAGCACGTTGAGCAGGTACAGATTGCCGAGCCATTCAGATGGTGGCAAATTATAATGGGCTTGCTTGTGTTGTCTATTGTTGTTTTTGGACTAAAGTTTAAGCCAAGTATAAAAGGCTTTCTTCTCAAGATTTTCAACAGAAGAAAATAAACGTGTTTGATGAAGCACATCAAGGTATATATCACTGAAAGCCGTACGAAAGATAACCGCTTCGTACAAGCTTCTATCCGTGGCATCGAAGACAATACGGGTGAGAGTTATTCTTCCTCTCACCCTAAACTTCTTCAAGATATCATATGTCACGCTCTATCTCTTACACATGGAGTTGATATAGAAGGCAACAACGGTTTTACTTATACATTCCCATTCAAGCTATCATAATATGTCAATAGAAAAACTCTACTTAGAACATAAACAGACAGGTGGACGACTGACCGCTGAAGAGTTTAACAAGTTACCCGAGAAGGTCAATGAGTTAATCGACGCACAGAACTCTGAGGAGGAACGTGTGAAGAAGACGATTGCAAAGAACCGTCCTTCGCTCGGACAGATTTCAAACGTAAATACTGAGGTTGACGAACTCACCTCTGATACGTGTGTACTCGTGTGGAATGGTGATCAATGGGTGCCTATGCGGTTATCCGAACTGAATATCGGGCAAGGTGGCGGAGGTGGTCAGCAAACCATTCTATATTATCTCCGTGCTATCAATCAGTCGCCATCTACAACGCTTTCTGCATCTAAGTCTGCAGGCGAGTGCGCTATTAAATTTATGTTCGTATCTCGCACTAAGGACGTGGGACAAACCGAGTATATTGATAGTGGCGAGTGGGGAACTTACGAGATTTTCGCCAAGGCTGGCGACGGTACTTTCGTTTCTAAGGCACGTGGTCGATGTCAGTCAAACACACTCACCACTGTAGATGTCTTCAAGTTTCTCGAGAGCGGACAGAATAACATCATGGTAAAGATTACTGGTGAGGTGACGGGGCAAACCTCTCCTGCCTTAGTCTACTCTATTACGCTGTCTGCGCTCTTCCTTTCTATCTCAGAGTTCAATTGGTGGAAAGCGTATCAAGGTGACATCGTATTGCCTTGCTACATCAGCGGTAACATCTCTAAGATATTACACGTCAAGATTACGGGTGATGGTTACGAGCAGAGTTACGAGCGTCAGTTCGGTACCGCAACTTATACCTCGTCACCTGTCGCTTACACCGTGCCATTTACGAATAAGACTGGTATCTTCCATCTATCTGCTTGGTTGTCAAATGAAGACAACACGGTGCAAACTACTCCTGTAGGTTATGACTTTATGGCGGTGGCAAATAACGATGTTGTGAAGATGGTGGTTGTAAACAACAAAGCCGAAAAGCTGCTTAACTGGTACGAGAATAAAGTACTTGAGTACGCTGTATATGATGGTAAGGCTGTGACAACACCGCTTGCTATTGCGCTGAAGAAAGATGGTGAAGTTCTCCAAGAGAATGTATCAGAAAATACGCTGACACAAACCAAGATGCAATATACCTTATCTCTTGAGGTAGAGACAATCGATAACTCTGACTTCACAGCATTAATCGGATTCCGTACTCGCCCTACAGATGAGGTGCGCCTGCGTGATGCTATTCCTTTCCCTGTGGACAATTCACAAGGTTACTCTGCTACTGCTGGAGCGGTATTCTATCTGAATGCAAAGAATAGAAATAACACCGACACCGACCGCAATATCCTCCGCAATCTCATCAACTCTGATCATATCGGTTCTGAGTGGCAGAACGTAGCCTTCTCACGTGACGGCTGGGTGACGGACGATGAAGGCGCACGCACATTGCGCTTGCTCGCTGGTTCACGATTGTCTATCGATTACAAGCCTTTTGAGAAGGAGGCAGCACAGAGTGGAAAAACCATTGAGATAGACTATCAGATTAACAATACATCTGATTACGATGCAGAGTGTATCTCTATCGCGATGCCTTATCAGAAGGGTTATATCGGTCTTAAAGTAAAACCATCATCTATTATGTTCGCAACTCGTAGCGAGCGTAATCCAGATGTACAAGCGATGAGCACAGATGATGGTGTGCGCATTCGTCTTGCGCTCGTGATTAGTCCGAAAAAGTACACTTACGTACTGAATGGAAACACCTATTACTTGAACCTCGTCTATCTCTACATTGACGGAATCGAAGCTCGTAAGTTCGCTTACCTGCTTACCGATTCTATGCAGATAGGTTCAGGCGGTGGTATCGTCATAGGTTCTGATAAGGCAGACGTTGACCTCTATTCCATTCGTATATACGACAGCGCAATGGACGCTGCTAATGTGCATCAAGATTATATCAATGCACTTGCTACTGTTGGCGAGAAGAGTGCTGAGAAATTGGACAATGACATCTATGATACGCTCGGTACCACGGTCGACTTTGACAAAGTGCGTGGCAAGGTCAACGTGTTCACTTTTGATAAGCCCCTACCAGCGTATGAATATGGTAAATCCTACAAGCCTAAAGGCACGCTTGAAATATACCCGAAAGACGGTAATACCAATCTTAACCGCTTGACGATTACCAATCTTCAATTACAAGGTCAAGGTACATCTTCTATGCTTTACTACCTATGGAACTGGAAGGCAAAGGTTGCGAAAGACACAACTATCATATATGAGGATGGTCAGACTACACAGAAAAAGTTTGAGTTATTCAAGAACTTGCCTAAAATCTCTAAGCTGACAGCGAAGAAGAATATTGCATCTTCAATGCAGTTTCACAAGATGGGCAGCGTTAACTCCTTCACCGACCTATGGAAAGCTGTAGGCTTAACAAATGAGGGTATTGAGCAGGATAGCGAAGCCCGAGTTTCAATCTATCAAGAGACATTCTGTGGTTTCGAGAAACAGACAGCAGAAGACGGTACTGTTACATACAAGTTCGTCGGTCTCTTTACTATAGGTCCAGATAAAGGTGATGCAGCCACCTTCGGATATGACAAGGACCTTTTCCCCGACCTCTTATCTATCGAAGGCTCTGATAACTCGCCACGCTTGACACTCTTCCAAGTGCCTTGGGACAAACGACGCATCCGCTATAATACGGAAGAAGAAGCGTATCAGTACCAAGTCTCTGAGCTCTCTTGGGAGAATTGTTGGGACTTAGACTATGCTGACCTCCCTGCTGATGATAAGACAACAGCAGACAATGAGACCCGTCAGCGAGCAGAGCAACTCGTTGAGTCGTATATCACGGCTTACAATATTGTGTATTCGTGCAATACATTTATTGAGCCTTTCAATGGTACACTTGACGAGTTAAACGCTGACCCTCATTCAACACATATCGAGTTTTGGATAGCAAAAGATGGTGATCAAAACCAATACAACCTATACTATTACGATAGCTTGTATAAGAAGTTCTGCCCTTCAACACTCGATAGCGGTGCAACAGTGGTTAATCTTCGTCAGCAGTTAGTAGGTGACAAGTATGGGTTAACTGAGGCAACGTTCAGCACCATTAGTGATGCATCCAAACTCAATGAGTTATTCAAGGCAGCACGTATTCAGAAGTTCCGTGCTGAGCAATCACAGTACTGGGACATCTCAGACTTACTTTATCATCAACTATACGTTGAAGCGGTGGCAGCGACCGATAACTGTGCGAAGAATATTTATCCGTATAATTTTAATGTAGAATAGACATGGCAAATAGTAAATGGAAATTCCGTCAGGATGACCTTGATACAATCCTCACAGTCATCAATCAGGGTTTAATGAAGAAACCCTACCACGTAGAATACCACGATACCTACGATGACGGTACGCCTGTGTGGAACGGTGAAAAGTCCGTGTTGTGGAACTTAATGGAACAGGCTTACCCCGAGGAGCGTGCGCAAATGATGCGTCGTATGATGGCAAAGATGGAGGAACTGGGAGGTTTGCAGAAGGGTACACACCAGCAGAAGTTGTTTGCGTTCTTCAATAAGTATTACTTCTCTGTGATTGACAACTATTCCTCTATGCTCTACAATGAGGATGGTAAGCTCTACGAGAAGATGAAACTTGCCATGCTGCAAGGTAAGTACACGAATGATACCGACCCTCTTGGTCAGTCGCTTGGTGATGGTAAGTCGCCTGAGGTTGCGTGGGTAAAGAAGCGTATTCAGTACTTGATGTCTAAGTATTCCTTCGGTGACTATGATGCTAAGACTGCGGAAGGAGCTATCACAGTACGTACATCTGCTCAGGCGGATGCAACAACGAACTCAATCGTTTTGCGCCTGACACCAGCAATGAAGTTATATCCAACCATTGCGTACGGTACCACAATCATGCGTGGTGCTCGTACAGATGCAGGTAAGCCTTGCGAGATAGTCGTCGACATTAACGGTACGTCTGACCAGCAGCTATCTGTCAAGTCAGCTGACTACCTGCTCGATATTGGCGATTGGAGTTCGTATGTAATTAACGGTGCGCTGTCAATCATTGGTAAGCGACTCAAGCGATTGAAACTCGGTGATGAGAACGAACAGAAGGTGAAGATACTCATAGCTTCGCTTACGCTCGGTAATACTACCTCGTTAGAGGAAATTGATGTTCAGAATATATCTACGCTCGGAGGTGCGCTTGATATGCGCAGTAACTTCCGTCTGCGTAAGTTCCTCGCTGGTGGCTCATCACTGTCAGAGGCACACTTCGCTGATGGTGGTGCACTCGAAGAAGTCAGTTACTCAGCTACGACCTCATACATCGAGCTGAAGAATCTTGATAAACTTACCAACGAGAAATGTAACACAGAACCCTGCGCACCTAACGTTATGAGTTTCTTCGTGAGCGGTTGCGACAATCTCCAGCCTATTAAGATGCTCATTGGAATAATGGATGCACAGGTAGGACAAGTTCCTCACTCCCTGCGTTACGTGCGCTGTGTTGGATTCAATGAGACCTTCACGGACGGACGAGCATTCGACAAGCTGTCTCAGTTAGTCGATGGAACATATCAAGGAATAGATGCAGAAGGTCAGTACGGCAATGACCCTTATCCAGTGCTTGATGGTACAATCAACCTCACCACAGGTGCATATCGTGACACCTACGATGCACTGATGACTCATTACCCAAAACTTAAATTGAACATCGCTAAGTGGTGGATTCGCTTTGAAGACCCAGAGGTGAAGCGCATTTGCGTGGAAAATTGGGATAAGGACGGTGATGGTGAGCTCTCTATGGAGGAAGCAGCTGCCGTTAGTTCCATCGGGACTATGTTTGCAAATAAGAATTTCATATCATTGAAAGAATTACAGTACTTTGAAAGTACCCATCTATCAAACAAAGCTTTCGGAAAAGTAAAAGTAAGCGGAAGCATAATACTGCCAAATGGATGTAGGAGTATTTCTGATGGTTGCTTCTCTTTCGCTACTATTGACACGATAGATATTCCTGCCTCTGTTACATATCTCGCAAGTACTTGTTTTAGGTTTTGTACCGTAAACAGCTTAATTTTTAGATCTATAATACCACCAAAAAAATATGGATATCAAGAGTTTGGTGGTGCTCAAATAAAACACTTCTATGTTCCTGATGAGAGTATTGAAGCATATCGTTCTGTTAATTTTGCAGATGGAAGGAAAATTGTTCCACTTAGCGAGTATCATTCGTGATACTCGCTCATAGGGTGAATAAATTTAATGATTTTCGTGTTGCCATTAGAAATGTTAGCCCATTTCTGCTTATATTTAGCAACGGCATCATCTGGAACAAAAATCTTTAAATCTTTCGGATAGTTGTAGCCCGTGTCTATGTACATAAAGTTGGAAGATAAATGTGGAGGGGTTTTCCCACACATAACGACTGTTCTCAAGTTCGGAGTTCTAAGAGAAAACCAAGAACCAATAAAAGTCATAGATTCAGGAACCCAGACCTCTACAAGATTAGGACAGTTCGCAACAATCTGTTGAGCGATGTCATCTAAAGAAGTGAAAAAACGTAGGTCCTTCAAGGTCTTTAAATGCTTATTTCCTCTAAACATAGTCCCGATGGGATTAAAACGGTGTTCAAATGTTGTTTTAATCCCATCGGGACTATCATTCCACAATTAATAAAAAGGTATTCAAATGCCTTCCAAGAGTTCAGGTTCTTTACTAACGTTGCTATTATAGAAGTTGATATGCTGTCACGCTGCAATCTTACTAAGATTAGTCTTCCTCAAGGTATACGCGAGATAAGACAGTATGGTTTAGCCTTTAACATGTTGAAAGAACTGGTTATTCCTTCATCTTGTAGTCGTGTTGAAGGTTCAGTCCTCGAAGGGAATACCGTCGACTGCAATGTTATCTTTCAATCTCCAGTACCACCTAAATTTTACAACGATTTCCTACTGAATCGATATACAAGAGTAAAAATCGTAATGTATGTTCCAGACGAAGCTATCGAAGCTTATAGAACTATTCCCAATTTATCACACAGAGCGCAGTTCATTAAGCCATTCAGTGAGTATCATTCTTGATACTCACTGAGTGGATGCAATCGAGATAGATAAGGAAAGTTTTTCCACGCTTCCTTGTATTTTGATAATGCTGAGTCTGGTACATATACTTTTAAATCTGAAGGTATATGATTGTAGGTGTTTACATTGAAAAAGGTTTTATCTGTAAATGGTATCTCACTACAAATTACCACCGTCTTAATATTTACGCTGTCAAGGAAAGTTCGATATCCATGATATTTAACCGTGGATGGAATCCATACCTCTTTTAGATTAGGTATATGTCTAAAAATATCAGCGTTTAAATGCTCTATTTTGAAATGACGTAATGCTTTTAAACTTACAATCTTATTATTGTTGTAAAATTTAGTCCCGATGGAACCTTTATCTAAACGCTCTTCGTATCTCCTTGTTAATAGTTGTGTCTTTCACTGCTGAATA